AAGTAACCCGTGCTCTTCCCGCTCCTCGCCGGCATCGGCGCGCTGTGCATGTCGAATCCGGGGAAGCGTCGGCGTCGTCGCGCGAAGAGTCGTCGGCGCAGGAACCCCGGCGGGATGAAGATCACGCCGCATGACCTGCGCGAGCTCAAGGACATGATCGAGCACTTGGACACGCCCGCGAGGCGCGCCAGGTACGCGAAGGGGGACTTTCCTGCAGCAGATCGCGTCAAGGACCTGAACAAGCGCTATCGCTGGGACCTGCTCTGGGCCGCGGACCGGGCCAAGACTTCGCTCTGGACCGCGCGTGTCTACGACTACGCCAATGACGCGCACATCGACACTGCCCTCCGCGCTCTCGTCGCGCCGCTGGCACAAGCCAACCCGCGCCGCCGTCGCAAATCCCGCCGAAAGTAACCCATGGCCGAACTGGTCGCCCCCGTCGGCAACACGAGCGAGGCATCAGCGTCCCTTGGTGGCTCGGGTCGGCTGTACTCGCCGTTCTCCCCCTACTACAATCCGGCGAAGGCCCGCAAGATCGGCCTCGCCGAGACCCAGCGCATCCTGCGCCGCAACCCGCCGCTGTCCGGCGCCGAGCGCGACCAGATCCTGGCCTACCAGAGCGACGCCAACAACAAGGTCGTCATCCCGACCCACGCGGCGCTCGCCGTCGCCGGCTGCATGGTCAACCGGGAGTGGAGCTCGGCCGCCGACCTCTGCGACCAGCTCGCGGCCTTCGCCCGCAGCAAGTCCACCAAGCCGCAAGCCGGTGGCGTGACCTTCGTGCAGGTCTACGACAAGCTCGCCCAGTACCTGCGCGCCATCGCCGCCGGCCAGGAGCCGCTGCGGACGCCGGCCAACAAGGGCGAGCTCAAGAAGTACGGCTCGAGACCCATCCCGCTCTGGGATGACGTCGCGAAATGCGCGCTCGCCGAAGACGGCAACGTCAAGCTGCCCTTCGCGGCCTACAGCGAGTTCCCGGTCGTCACCTGCCCCGGCGCCGGCGGCGTCGCTGCGCGGTACGGCCAGCTCGCCGGCGCTGCGCTCGGTGCGGCGAACGTCAGCGAGGGCGTCGACATCCGCGGCTGCGCGTCGTTCTGCTACTCGCTCAAGGCGCTGCGCAACCCGACGGTCTGCTACCGGCTCTACATCCAGACCCTGGGCATGTCGGTCGATCCGGAGCGGCACGTCAGCACGGTCGGCGAGCGGATGCTCAAGCTCAACGCCAAGAAGGGCGTCAAGATCCTCCGGCTGTTCGTCGACGGCGACTTCCGCAGCGCGGCCGCGATCGAGACCTGGATGGGGCTGGTGAAGCGCCTCGGCGCCGCCGGCATCACCGTCTACGGGTACAGCAAGTCGTGGCCGGAGTTCCACTCGCTGCAGGCCAAGTACGGCTCCGCGTGGTGGCCGACCAACTACGTGCTCAACCTGTCGAGCGGCAGCCGGTACTTCAAGGACCCGAACTGGTTGGTCCGGATGAAGGAGATCCCGGTCGCCCGCGGCGAGTTCATCGCGGTGGACCCGCTGGAGCGCCTGGTCTGGAAAGCGTTCACCAAGGCCCGCGGCATGGTCGCGTGGAACCGCTACACCGCGCGGATCAACGCCATCGCCAACGGCTCGGCGCGCGACAGCGCCAAGGCCCGGCTGATCGAGCGCCTGCGGACCAACCTCGGGGCCGCGATCATGCACGCCAACCCGGAGCTGGCGCAGGCCTACAACGACTACGTCCAGACCATCCACGACCTGGAGGCCCCGAACAGCACCCTGCTGAGCACGGTCCGCAGCGCGATCGGCCAGCCCGAGATGATCCCGGGCCCGATCGTGCAGGCGTCGACCTTCGCTTTCCTGTCGGGCATCCGGCAGCCCGACGAGATGCCGTGCCCGATCAGCTGCGGCAGCTGCCCCGGCACCGCCATCCCGCAGCACGAGAAGGTGATCAAGGCCGCCCGGATGAACGACACGGCGCTGCTGCAGGACATGAACATCGTCGAGAAGACCAAGCAGCTCAACATCCAGCGCGCCAAGATCGGCGGCAACGTGCACCTGTGCGGCAACGCCAAGGCCAAGAAATCGATCATCATCGGGGTGCACTAGATGGGCATCATGGGCCGCATATCCATCCCCTTTTCAGGTCGCGCTGGCAATCGTCAGTCGACCCGCTACCGTGGAGCCGTCATGAAACGCCGCTACCGTCGCAATGCCCGTCCGAACGAGAACGAGATCCCGACGGTGAAGATCGTGCGCCGCCGGAATCCCAAGCGGCGAACGGGGCTACCGGACCTGCAAGGTGTCTACGAGACCGTGTCGCGCTTGGAGAACTCCTGGCGCGGGCGGCAATACCGCATCGCAGGCTGGCAGGGCGACCGCATTTTGCTCGCCGCCATCGACGACCCGACCGCGGGACCCGGTCCTGGCCGCAAGCGAGGCTGGTTGGTACCACAGACCGAGCTCTGGAAGGTCAACCCCCGCCGCGGTCGCAAAGGCAAGCGGGGTCGTCGCGCTTCCGGCTCCCCGGGCTCCGCCGCGGCGCGCCTCGCGTGGTGGCGCTGGCACCACAATCCGCTGGGCGGGGTGCGCGGTCGCCGGCGGAATCCCGGCGGTCTTGACCCGGGCGCTGCGCGCGAACTCGAGCTGTTCATCGTCAACGATGGCGACCTGTACCGGCAGAACATCCAGCCGGTGATCAAGAACCTCGCCAAGAAGATGGCGAAGGGCACCTACAACCACGACCTCGCGGTGAAGCTCTGGAACTACACCGCCGGCTTCGGCGCGCAGAAGTACACCCGCGAGCACGGCGGCTCCGGCAACGGCTCCTACGGCCTCTTCAGCCCCGCGACCCGCAAGCGCGTCGCCGGCGCTCTCGCCAACTACTACCTGGAAGAAGTTCAGGAAGCCTCCAACACCAAGTCGAATCCCCGTCACCGGAGAACCACCATGGCCCGTCGTCGCAAGCATTCCCGCAACACCCTCCCCCAGACCGTGACCTTCCGGAAGGGCGGCCGCCACACCGTGGTGTTCCGCCACCGCAAGGCGACCGCGTCGACCCGCGCCATGCGCCGGGCGGCCGGACGGCGCCTCGCCAAGATGTGGACCAGGGCCGAGCGCCTGGCCAATCTGAAGAAGGCCCGGGCCGCGCTGCGCCGCAAGCGCCGCTAAGCGGTAGCGCGAGAGCGCCCCGTGTTCCCGGTCGTGGCCGCTGTGGCTGCCGGCTATGTGCTCCTGCGTGGATCGCGCAGGAATCCGCGGCGGCGTCGGCGGAATCCGCTGCGCCGCGGCCACAGTCGCGCCACGATCTCGGCCAACATCCGCAAGCTGATCCGCGAGGAAGGCTACGACCCGAAGCAGGCGGTCGCCATCGCCTACAGCAAGGCGCGGAAGCGGCGGAATCCTCTCTCGGTCAAGCGCTCCGCCGAGTTCCAGGAGTTCGGGACCTACGACGTCACGCTCAACGACGGCAGCATCGTCCAGATCGCGCGGGACGCGGGCAACACCAACTGGTGGCACGCCAACTGGTGGCCGACGCACCAGCACAACGACACCCTCCTCGGCTTCACCAAAGCTGAAGCGCTGGCGAAGGTCGAGGACTGGGTCGCGAGGCGGGTTGCGCGTTACCCGGGAGAAGCGGCGAAGAATGTGCGCCGCGCGAATCCGCGCCGCAATCCCGAGACCGAGATCTCCGGCGGCAAGCGCATCGGCGCCCGACTCCAGCAGTGGCACGGCAGCGCCGGCGACCCGATCTACGTGGTCGGCTCGAACTGGTACGCGGGCCGCAAGGTCGGGGCGTCCTACGTGCGCGACGCGATGCGCGGGCTGCAGGCCCAACTGAACGCCGGGGCCCCGGAAGCCGACGCCAAGGACCTGCGGTACCTGATCGCGTACCTCAATCACCGGTTGCTGCGGAACAATCCCCGCCGCCGCAAGAGTCGGAGATAGCTCATGACCATGCTCGTCCCCATCCTCGCCGGCATCGGCGCGCTGTGCATGTCAAACCCGCGGCGTCGGCGGAAGGCGCGGCGGGCGAAGAAGCGCAATCCGTCGACCGCGTGGAACGTGTACCTGGGCGGCAAACTCATCGACACCGTCTACTACAGCACCGACGAAGACCCCGACAGTGTGAAGCGCAGCCTCGTGAATCACGACGGCTACGACTCGCGCATCGTGGTGCGCAAAGCCCGCTTCCACGGGCACCGCAAGCAGAACCCGCCCTACCACGCCCACGTCGGGCCGGTGTACATGCGCAACGGCGGCTCGCGGCTCGCGCCGTGGGTCGTCCGCACGACCGAGGTCTGGGGCTTCAAGAACGGCCAGCAGGATACGCGCCGCGGCGAGAGCATCTACAGCGGCAAGGCGAGCGCGTCCGGGCTCGCGGCCTGGGTCCGGAGCTTCAACAAGTCGATGCAGCCCGGCGGCGTCAACGCCCACATGCGCGGGCTCGACGGCTCGATCCCCTGGGTCTACCACGCCGTGCTCCGCAACCAGAAGACCGGCAAGTCCTACACCTACGACGCCCCGGCGTTCGAGGTGATGGACACCAACCCGCGCCGCCGGCGTCGCCGCAAATCCCGCCGCTAGCAAACCGCCAACCCTAGGTTACGCTCGCACCATGCACCACCTCGCCTCCGGTGATATCGACGTCAGCTACGGCGCTCTGCCGGAAGGCCAGGACGCCAGCGTCGACGCGACCGTCAAGCTGATGTCGGAGATGGCGAAGGGCAAATGGGGTGCCCGGTCGCCGAAGATCCGGGCGGCCGCGATCAACATCATCAACGGTGTCGACCCGATCTCGGGCGAGCGCATCGGCCGGTCGGTCGACAACAAGGATTACTTCGGGATGCTCGAAGCGATCCACAACTACGTGCGGGACAACATCCGGTACGTCAAGGATGTGATCGGCCAGGAGACCCTCAGCTACCCCGAAGAAATCCTGTTCAACTCGCGCGCCGAGGACTGCGACGGCATGACCACCCTGGAGATGGCCCTGCTCGGCTCGATCGGCCTGCGCAGCTACCCGGTGGTCATCGGCCTGGTCCCCAACCACTTCTCCCACGTCTACCTGCATGCCGAGATTCCCTCGGGAAAACACCGGTATGCGGACTCCACCATCGCCGCCGACCCCATCATGCGCGAATGGCCTCTTGGAATGGCCGCCCCGGCTGATAGGGTCAAGGCCAAGCGAACCTACCCCGAACTCGCAGGAATCGGCACCATGGCTATCGCCGGCTACGCTTCTGGCCCCGCATACCTGAGCCCGTCGGACGAGCTCGAGGCCGCCCAGGTCCCGCGCGCGATGAAGAGCCGGTACGTCGATACCGGTTCCCGCGGCGAGATCGTCAACGCCACGCGCCTGACCCAGTGGGGCGACGAGCTTGACGACATGTTCAACCGAGCGACCAATGTCGGCATGCCGATGCAGGCCGCGCCGGCGTTCTCGCTCTACAGCCGCGGCCCGATCACCAACCGCAACGAGAAGGTCCTGACCAGCTACCTGGGACAGGCCAACCCGGTGCGGCGCATCAGCGCGCCGCTCGGCCAGAATTTCCAGCGCGGCCGCAACGTCGTCACCGTCCAGGACGGCAAGACCGCCAAGAGCGCGACCATCGCCCCGACCGTCGGCGAACTGCTCGGTCTGTCGGACTACCTGACCGACCTCGCCGGCCCGGCGGCCCGCGCGTCGAAGCAGCACCTCGTCGCCGGCCACAGCGATCCGCTGCACCGGGCGGCCGCGGCCGCCGCGCTCACCAAGCAGCGCGCGACCAAGGCCTCGGGCCGGGTGGTGCGCATGGAGCGCAACGCCGGCTTCCTGTTCGGTCTCGGCGACGTCGAGTCGACCCGCAAGCTCGATCAGGCCAAGGCGATCGAAGCCCTGGCCCACGAGATCGCGGTCAAGGCCCAGAACATCGCCGAGATGTGCGCCGGCTCGAGCCCGGAGCGGCAGCAAGTCCTGCGCGACAACTTCGCGGCGCTCGACCACATGGGCCACTACCTGGGGGTCATCGACGCGGTCGCCCAGCTCGACCCGGCGGACCATCCGCAGGTCGACGCCCAGAACAAGGTCGACACCCTGACCGTGGTCAGCCAGTCCCCGACCTTCCGCCAGGCCTCGACTCTCAAGGCCTCGCCGGCCATGGCCAAGCGCGCCGCCAAGCCGATCGTCGGGATCATGCCCGGCGGCGCGGTGGTGCGCGACCAGAACGGCGACGTGCTCTACGCCGACGACGGCAGCGATGACCTCGCCGGCGGTCTCGGCAGCTTCTTCAGCAAGATCAGCCACGCGGTCCAGACGATCGTCAAGGCCCCGGTGAAAGCCGTGCAGTCGGTCGGCAAGGCTGTCGAGAAGGGCGCCCAGTCGGTCGGCAAGGTCGCCGAGAAGGGCGTGAAGGCCGTCGGCTCGACGGTCGGCAAGGTCGTCGGCAACAAGAACCTGATGCTCGGCATCGCGACCGCCGGCGCGTCGGAGCTGCACCGGAAGCTCACCAAGCCGCTGTTCAGCAGTGCGATCAGTGCGATCCAGAGCGGTCTGCACAAGAGCGGCGGAGCGGCGGCGCCGGTCAGCCCGTCCGTCGTCACCCCGACCAGCACGACCCCGCCGGTCGTACCGGTCGACCCGAACACCGGGCTGCCGGTCGACCCGAGCATCGTCCCGCAGCCGGGCGAGTCGACCGCCAGCCCCAGCACCACCGACCCCTGGTCGACCTACGGCCAGGACGACGGCTACATGGGCCCCAGCGTCGAAGCCGAGAGCAGCCAGAGCTTCGAGCAGATGTCGTCCGGCGGTGGTGATGGCCAGTCGTTCACCGACACCATGACCGTCGACGACAGCAGCAACCCGTTTGCCGATGACCAGAGCTCGGGCGGCGGCGACGATGCCAGCGAAGGCGACGACGGCAGCGCGAGCGGTGGCAGCTACGATGGCGGCGGTGACGATGGCGGCGACGACATGACCGAAGGTTCGGACGCCAGCCCCGCGCCAGCCCCGCGCCGGAAGCGCAAGCACCGCCGCGCGCCCACCGAAGCGAGCCAGGATGCGTCGGATCTCGATGCGTCGGACGACTACGGCGACAGCGACGACTACGACGACAACGAAGACGGCGGCGAAGGTGATGGGTCCGACTCCGTCGAATCCCCGCCGGTCGAAGGCCTGCCGATGGTCGGCGGCATGAGCGTCGGCACCCTTGCGCTGCTCGGCCTCGGCGCCTATCTTCTCCTCAAGAACAGGAAGTAGACCCATGCACCACAAGCCCCACGTCCACAACCGCTACCGCAACGAGGAGATCAACCTCCAGCCGTACGGCAACACGATCTCGATCGAGACCGAGTCGGACAACCCGTTCGAAGACGACCAGGACGTCGAGGTGTTCACCCAGGCGTCCGGCGGCATGGCCGGCCCGGATCCGCGGCAGCGGTCGCGCGGCCTGCTGGCCAAGCGCAGCCAGACCACCCACCACCAGGGCGGCAAGGTCCGGACCTTCAAGGCCCACATGGACGCCGCCCACCCCGGGTTCATGCCCGGCATGGGCGAGCTGGCCAAGGCCCCGGTGCGCCGCGCGCGGCCGACCGTCAGCCGCAGCTTCATGCCCGGCATGAGCGGGCTCGGCGCGGATTCCTCGACCGGCTTCGACACCGGGGAGGGCGTCGTGCCGGATCCGAGCGCGCCCGCCGCGTCGGGCACCCCGTCGTGGCTCACCGCCCTGACCACCGGCCTCAACGCCGGCGCCCAGACCACGTCCAGCGTGATGGCCAGCCGGACCGCCAAGGCCCAGGCGGACGCCGCCAAGTCGACGGCCGCGGCCGAGCAGGCTCGCGCCGACCAGATGCGCCAGGGCGCCATGGTCACCGGCGGCAAGGCCGCCAGCTACGCGGTGCCGCTGATCGGCCTCGCCGTGGCGGCCGGCGCGGTCATGCTGTTCATGAAGATGGGCAAGCGGAAGTAGCCATGGCCGGACACCAGCGCCACCCGATGGACGACGCCTTCTCCGCCCAGAACGGGGCGGTGCACCGGGCCGGCTCGGCCAAAGCGCGCCGGCCGGATCTGGTGCCGATCGCGGTGATGCCGCGCGGCGACGTCCAGGACCTGACCCCGGTGATCGCCCGGGCGACGCCGGGCCCGCGGAACCGGAACCTGACCCCGCGGCTCGGCCGCTCGATCTCGCACGGCCCGGCGGCATCGCTAAGCCTGCCGATCTACCAGAACCCCAAGGATCTGGCCGGGCTGGGGTTCTGGGGGTTCAACCCGAAGATCAAGAAGGGTCACCAGACCCCGCCGATCGTCGCGCCGGCCCGCGGCGGGTTCAAGTCCGCCCCCGGCTACCGGTCGCCGCCGATCCTCGCTGGCGACCACCTCGCCGCACTGGACGTGCCCGCCCCGGCCAAGACCATCCTGGTCGGCGCCGCCCTCGTCGCCGCCTTCTACTTCCTGGCCCACTAAGGACTCCCCATGCACCGCGACATGAGCTTCGACCTCGACGGCATCTTCTCCACCCGCAACGCCGGCGAGCTCACCTCGGTGAAGCAGGTCCGCACGCGCGTCACCCGCGCGCCGGGGCTCGAGCGCGCCCACCGCGCCGACGGCGGCGACGTCACGGTCCTGACCCCGGCGATCGGCCGGAAGATGCACGCCAGCGCCCCGCGGCCCATCCTGCGCTTCCCGGCCAAGCCGCTCGACGCGTCGGCCGGCCGCAGCCTGACCACCCCGTTCTACCACCGGCCGGGAGACCTGGCCGGTCTGGGCGACGTCACCCTGCCGGTCATCGGCACGGTGTCGACGATCAGCCTCGCGCTCGCGGCGGTGCTGGGCTACGTCGGCTACAAGATGCTCAAGAAGGCCTAGTCGTGGAATCGGCGCTCGGCGTCGGGCAGCTGACGTCGCTCGAACTCCTCAACCCGGCCACGGGCAAGACCACGGCGCAGCGCGTGCACGGACGCTGGCTTGGCTGGTCACCGAAGAAGCGGCAGTTCCTGATCTGCAAGATCCTGCGGCGCAACCCGGGCAAGGTGAGCAGCGGCATCGAGCGCGCTCACCGCCGGTTCCACCAAGCCCCGTCCAGCGGATCCTTCGTGGTCGATGCCCCGGCGCCGCAGGGCAAGCTGCAGCAGGTCGGGCTGGTCAAGGCCCTGACCTATCAGGTGCCGGACAGCGTGAAGAGCCCGGGCAAGAACCGGGCCCACTGGCACCACGCGTTCGGTGACACCGGCCACAAGGGCGGGGTCTACACCCCCAAGGTCATGCCGGCGCTCTGCCGCGACGCCAAGGGCAACCTGTTCATCAAGCGCCGCAAAGGCAACATCTTCACCGTCGACACCTGGCTGAGGGGCTGAGCATGCGTATCACCGCGGTCCTCGGAGTCCTGCTCGCCGTCGGCGGCGCCGGCTACTGGTTCTGGTCGAAGCGCAAGCCGGTCGTGCCGGTGCGCCGCGCGCCGCTGCCGACCTACGCTCCGATGGTGACCTACCAGCTGCCGCCGGGCCAGACCATCCCGGGACCGATGGTGCCGGCCCAGTCGGCGAACCCGTTCCTGCCGGGCTACGTCGCGCCGGCGCCCACCGTGAATCCGTTCCTGGTGCCGACCGCGGCGCCGGCGCAGGCCGATGTCTTCTTCGCGTGGCGGCCGGGCACCCCGCCGGTGCGGCAGGCCCAGATCCAGCAGCAGTTCAACCTGACCCCGGTGCCGGCTGAGTTCGGCAACCTGCTGTCCTTCCGCGCGCCGGCGCCGCAGGGGACCAGCGCACTGTACGCGGCGCTGCAGGCGGTGCCGGAGCTGCAGCAGATGGGCGTGATGGAAGCGGCGCCGGTCTAGCGATCGACCCGGCGCCGCGGAGCCTACGGAACCTCGAGCGTCTGGTGCTCGAAGCAGAACCACGCCAGCTTGTGGCAGCCGCACATGATGTGGCCATCCTTCGCGAACTGGTTGGTGAACGTCGCCTTGTGGGTCATGCAGACCCAGCGGCCTTCCTTCCCCGTCGCGCACTTCGGTGCCACCGTGAACGTCTCGCCCTCCACGGTGACCGAATCGCCGACCGCGGCGCGAGTGATTCTCTCTTTCTTTGCAGGCATGGTTGTGCCCTCCTTGCGCGTATTGTATCAGGTCGGGTTTTGCGATTTTTCAAAAACGGCCTGTTTTTACCGTCAAATCGTTCGCAACCCCTGAGCCCCACTGGCGAGAACATTTCGCTTGACCGGGTTTTCACACTTTAGCGCAACACCGCCGTTCGTACGACAAGCGCGTGTCGCACGTCCCGAAATAGTTTTGACTCTGAGACTCCCGATGCCTAGAGTCGGCGGGGTCAGCATGTAGCAGCGCGATAGCCTGAAGGCAATCGCCCGGCCAGCAGCCTAGTGAGTCGATCAGGACGCGCCCGCCTAGGGCTGAAGGTTCCCGATGCCGCTCATGCTGCTGTCCAACCCTGGCCTCCATCTCGCTCTCCTCGGCAACCCGCGTTCACGCCGCACGTCGCGCCGTGGCGGTCGCCACCACCGTCACCCACGAAGGAACCCCACCATGGGCATCGCCAAGCAGTACATCAGCGCCGTCAAGCGCGCCCCCTCCGAAGTCCTCAGCGTGGTCAAGCACCACAAGCTGAAGACCCTCCTGTTCACCGCGGGCGGCGCCGTCGGCACCTACGCGCTGGGTGGCATCCTCACCGCGCAGTTCGTGGCCCCGATGCTGGCTCGCTTCGGCGGCGGCGCGATCCTGACCAGCCCGATCGGCAAGCGGGTGGTCGGCGGCCTGACCCCGTTCACCATCGGCTTCATCGCCTCGAAGTTCGTCAAGGGCAACATCGGCAAGGCCCTGGCCGTCGGCGGCGCCGCGGCCTCGATCGTCGAGCTCGTCTCGCCCGGCATGCTCGCCTCGCTGGTCTACCGCACCCCGATCGTCGGGCCCGCCGCGGTCGCCGCCGCTCCCGCCGCCGCCGTCCGCGGCCCGGTGAACGGTCTCGAAGGCTACGTCGACGCCAAGGCCTACCAGGGCACCGGCGGCTACGTGGACGCCAAGGCCTACCAGGGCACCGGCGACATGGACGAGGACTCGGTCGACGGCTACGTCGACGCCAAGGCCTACCAGGGCACCGGCGACATGGAAGACGACCTGGCCAGCGACGACCTCGCCGGCGTGGACGGCTACCTGACCGACGCCAGCAAGTACATGGAGACCTACCTCAACTAGGTGTTGAGGTAGCGCGTACGGGGGCGCCCACGGCCCCTTCTCCGCCCTTCCGCTCTTTCGCATTCCCGCCTTCATTCGGAGCGCTGCCTCCCGCTTTCGCGGACAGGACCGACAGCGAACCGTACCCACCGGTCGTAGCCGCAGGAAGCCCCTCGGCGAGACTACACCTTCTATCCCCTCGGGGAGGAGTTTCTCATGCCCGTTTTCCGCACCGTCAAGGACGCCCGTTCGGGCTCCATCCGCCTCGAGGCGATCCACCAGCCGCTGTACGACAGCGTCGCCCTCACCAACCAGACCAGCGTCACCCTGTTCTCGACCGGCTCGGCCGGCCGCAGCGCGCTGCTCACCAACCTGCAGACCGCCGGGCAGCTCAGCTGGCCGAAGCGGTTCAGCATCCGGGCCCTGCGCCAGGTGCTGGGCTACGCCGCGATCGCGGACTACGCTGATGCGGCCGCGTTCTTCCAGCGCGGCAGCTACAAGGTGCAGGTCGGCGAGAAGGTCTACCTGACCATTCCCGCCTTCATCCTGACCGCCGGCACGGGCCTCGAAGCCCAGACCGTGGTCCCGGCCGTGGCGGTCACCGCCTCGACCGTGTACGCCAACGCCGGTCGCCCGGAGCAGCGCAACATCTACTCGCTGCTGCATTCTATCTACCTCCCGCCGGTGCAGAACTTCTACGTCCAGCTGGACATCGCCACCGGCCTCTCGGTGACCCTGGTGCTCCACCTGTTCCTCGAAGGGGAATTGCTCCGCGAGATCCAGTAAGCGGTTCCGTTCGCTTCGGCGAACGCCGAGATCGTGGATACGCAAAAACCCCGGCAGCAATGCCGGGGTTTTTGTTTTTCTCTATGGAGCCGTCGCTTAGTGGGCTTTGCTCTTCGGCCGCGTTCGGACGCCTGCGGCGGCGAGCACGTTGTACACCGTCTTCTTGTCGACGCCGTACTGGCGCCCGATCACCGTCGCGCCGAGGCCCTCGGTAACGTAGGCCTTGATGATCGCGTCTCGGGTGTCATCGGGCGTCGCCGGCTTGCCGCCGCGGTTGTTGGCCTGCGCGCCGCACTTGCGCAGCACCAGCAGGACAGCATCGCCGCCCACGCCGTAGGTCTCGGCGATCTTATCGGCGCCCTCGCCCGCCGCGTAGCGCGCGAGGATCCGTTGGTGTTGTTCGGGAGGGATAACTGCTTTGCCGGCCATGGTGGTCCTTTCGGTGGAAGGGGTGATATTCCGATCCTAGACTTGACATTACTAACAGGCAAGCGATATTCCGAACAAGGAGAACCGTTATGCCTCATGGAGTTGGACATCGCCTGACCCTCGCCGAGCGCGAAGCGGTCATCGACGGCTACATGGAAGGCATCTCGTCGGAGAAGCTGGCTCTTGATTTCGGTGTCAGCGGAGTGGCGATCCGAAAAACGCTACAGCGCGCCGGTGTCGAGCGGCGGGACGCGCGCGAGTGCCACCGCACCTGCGAGCTCGACGAAACCGTCTTCGATACACTGACGCCGGAGAGCGCCTACTGGGTAGGCATGCTCATGTCCGATGGCTACCTAACCGAAGAGGGTCTGTCTGTAAACATGCGCCTGCAGATCGGCGACAAGGCCCACGTTGAAAAACTCCAGGCCTTCCTGAAGTCAACGCACGCGGTGCGGCTGAACAAGGCGGCCACGTCAGTCGGTCTGAGCGTGAAAAGCCCAAAGCTGTACGCAGCTCTTCAGAGCTACGGAGTCCGGCCGAATAAATCATTCACCGCCGAAGTAGCCCCTGTCTTGGCGCATAACCGCGACTTCTGGCGCGGTATCGCCGACGGGGACGGCTCGCTCAAAAACTACGGCGGATGCCCGCGACTGCATCTGATCGGGTCGCAGGGTACCATCCGGCAATTCGACGAGTTCTGCGCCCCCTATCTCGATGGCTACCCCTTGAAAATACAGATATGCAAACACTCACCGATCTGGAATGCGACGATGTACGGCAACGCCGCCATGACCATGATGCGCGTGCTGTACAAAAGCGCGGTCGTCTATCTCGACCGGAAGAAAACATTCGCCGACGAAATGGCTGCGCTCTACAAAGGCCGCACCTTCCGCGTCTTCAAGAAATTTGCCCGCCTCTCGACATCCTCCCCAGCCCCCCTATAGTCCGCCCAAGGACCCGGATGAGCACGGGAACTTTAAGGCGCTGCTCCGCCTGTCTGTATTCACCCGCCCTCAAGGCCCCCGGCAGATCACCGGCTCGCGGAGGGATGGCTGTGAGACTTCAACTGGCTCGGTGAAATAACCCGACGTAGCAACCGGCGAACGCCCTGGGTAACCAGGGCGAAATCGTTTTCAGTCCTCGTCGTCAACCCCGAAGTCGTCCTCGTCGTCCGACTCCTCGGCTTCGTCGGTCTCTTCCTCGGCGACCTCGAGCAGCTCAGCAATCGCTTCCCGGACCTCCTCGTTGACCGTGAAGCCCTCGAACCTCAGCAACTTGGCAATCTCCGCCTCGATCGACATACGCCCTCCTGGTGGTCAAGCCGTGGTAAGTAGATCCGCCCGAACGTGGCCCTTCGCGATCTCGCTCGCGACCAACTCCCGCGCGATGCTGCCGGCGGCCAGCGCCGCCCGGAGCTCGTCCTGGAACGTCGCAGCAGCCGGGTGGCCTGCATACCGCCAGGGCTGCCGCCGCAGGTCGGTGTAGTGCACAGCCCGGGTCTCGAGGTCTCGCCGGTCGAGCGTGTTCCAGGCCTTGGCCAGTGGCGCGAAATCTTTCCGGTAAGGCGAGGTCTTCGACGCCCACATCACCCCCTGGAACGACCCGTGCTGGACGTACTCGTGCAGCCGCATGAAGTCCCAGTGCTTGAGCTTCGCGCAGTCCATGATCATGACGCTGGTGAAGTACCGGTCGTCCGGCGTGGGCCGCGCGAGCACGCCGCGGTCGTCGGGGATCGTCTCCTTCCACAAGGCTTCGATGCTGCCGATGACCACGATGTCGGCGTCCAGATAGATCGCGCGCCCGGCGTACCCGACCAGCTGCGGCACCTGCCAGCGGGCGAACGAGAACCCGGTCTGCTGCGGCAGCGGCTCGTCGACGTCACCGATCTCGGTGAACTCCACCGTATCGAAGCAGCGCGCCTGAATCGAGAACTTCAGCACCTCGCACGCGAGCCGCTGCTTCGGCTCCATGCCGATGAACACCCGGATCGGGACATCGCTCATATCGGTGCGCCTGCCTTCGCCCGTCGCAGCTTCCGGCTCGCCTGGTACTGCCCGATCACTGCACCGCTGTCGCGCTCCGCGAACTTGTGGGCGTAGGTCCAGGGCAGCCCAACGATGCCTCCGGCGCTCATTCGCCGATCCACGACCCGCTGCAGCAGCGTCTGGTCGATGCTCTTGGTGTCCTTGTTCAACTCCTGGATCCACTCGGCGACCAGCGACAGACCGTAGTGGCTGTTCTTGACGTAGATCGTCGACGCGAAGAGCTCGCCCGGCGGCCGCAGCACCACGCCCAGGTCTCCCGCGAAATGGTCGAACAGCGTCGGGTGCTGCAGCACCACCGCGTCCGCGTCCAGGTACAGCACGTCCTTGCCGCCGTTGCTGCTCAGCATGTCGGCGATGAACTGGGGCTTCATCCGGCACACCGCCTTCCAGCGGTGGCCCGAATTGATGGTCCGGATCTCGTGCGGCAGCTCGAACTGCTCGAGCGATGCCCGCAGCCGCGCGATCTCGGCGTTGTAGATCTCGTCGTCGGTGTGGAACGCGCAGACCACGTAGGGAACGTTTTTCATACCTTGTCCTTGGCGTACTGCACGGTGAGACCGAGCTTGGTGATCGCGGCTGCCTGCAGCTCGCGCTCCCTCTTCCAGCGGTCGTCGACCCGGTTACGCGCCGCGGTCCCGTCCCAGTCGAGCTTGCCCTGCTTGTCATCGCCGAACAGGGTGGCATCAGTCGCACCCAGATGCTTCGCGAGCCCCAGCGCCGCGATCGTCGAGAACCCGGGCGCGACCCCGAGGATCTCCCAGACGATCCAGGCCATCAGCTCGAACTTCTTCCGGTGCGGCCCCTGCCGGGTCACCCGGGCAGAGTCGATGGTGGTGCAGATCCCGGTCTTCGGTCGGCAGTCGATCGCCAGCAAGGTGTCCCAGTCGCCACATGCATGCCAGTGCACACAGCCGCGCGCAGCGGGGTGCAAGATGGCCCGGTTCACCGCGATGACGACGTCGAAGCAAGCGAGGCCGCCGGCACTCGGGCAGGTCCGTTCCAGTGAGGGCCCGGGACACAGGATCGCCGCGATCATCGCTTCCCTTTCTTCGGTTTCTTGCGCCGGAACACCCGCTCGAATCCCCGCTCGTACGCCTCACGCTCGGCCTTGGTCTGCCCGCGCGGCGTCGAGCCCTTGCCGTTCTGCGTCACGCCTTCTCCGCGTCCTTGAGCGGCTTCTCGCCCGCCATCTTCCGGATCCGGGCCTTGGCGACCTCGCTCATGCCGGCGAACGCCAGGTCGATCACCTCCGGGTGCTGGGTCACCAGGGTCGACATGAACCGGCGGACGACCTCCTTGCCGGCGCCGTCCTTGCCAGTGATCCGCTTGCCCGCCATGCCGGCGCTGATCACGCGTCCCACCGGAACGGCGAAGCCGCGGCCCATCAGCAGGTCGTCGGCGATGGTGATCAAGGTCTCGGACAACGCGTCGATGTCCGCGTCATGATTCTGTGGGGTGGCCATACGATGGTGCCTCTTCGTTCAGGGTTTTCGGGTAGCGCGACGCGGCTTCAATGATCGACTCCGCGGCTTCCCAGGTGTCGGGCAGGATCTTGAGGTCGGGACGCTGGGACGAGTACAGCTTGCCGGCGTACAGCTCCCGGTTGTCCAGCATCCGCATGATGCGCATGGGGTACCACGTCTCGTCGCCGAACTGGGCCGCCAGCAGCTCGCAGATCTGCCGGTAGGTGTACCGGTACACCTGCCGGTACCGGAAAACCGCCACCACGACCGGGGCTTTTTCGGGCACCACGACCAGCTCGCCGGCGCGCACCGCATACCCGTAGGGGATCGACCCGCCGATCCATCCGCCCTTCGATTTCTTCTTGCGGGTTCCCATGCTCATCCGGAGCTGGATCATCCGACGCTCGTACTCGGCGAAGCACGCCAGGATCTGGCGCATCAGGTGGCGGACCGGGTCCTGGTCGGCGCTGGCCCCGCCCTCGACCAAGTGCCGCTCGCCGGCGTACGCCAGGTGGAACTCGATCTCGTAGCGCCGGAACAACGACAGGAACATCTCCTGCTCGGACGCCACCCGCGCGAGCCGGTCGAACTTCCAGGCGACCAGCTTCGACTTCGGCCGGTCGCTCAGCCCGACCAGCAGCATGCTGAACAGCGGCCGCGGGGCCTCCGCCACCGTCGAGGGCCCGGTCGACTTCATGCCCGGCAGGGTGACCGTGAACATCGGCAGGGCCGCGCTGGCGGCCTCCTGCACCAGGATCACCGGCTCGCCGGGAAACCGGTCGGCGCAGTAGGCCCGGATCTCGTCGCACTGGACCTCCGGCGACTGGCCGTCCTCTTGCTTGTCGGACGACACCCGGACGTAGCCCCAGATCGCCGGCTTGATCGCTGCTTGGATCCGCCGGTAGAGCTCGTCTTCGGTGGTGATCGGGGTCAGGAGGTCCACGGGTTCGGGAACGCGAGCCGGTCCGCGTAGAGGTGGAAGTTGTCGGCATTGATCCCCTGCTTCAGCAGGGTCTGCTTGGTGTACTCGACCGGGTCGTTGGTCTGGCTCTCGGCTGCCACGAACTTCAGGAACTTGATCGCCATCACCGCGGTCAGCCGGTCCATCTGGAATTTGCGGTCGGTCGGCGGCTTGTCCTTGTCGCCCTGCCAGAACAGGATCTTGCCGCCCTTCGAGACCTCGCCGTAGTGCACTTCTTCGCCGAGGTCCCAGCCGAAGATCTTGATCTCCTGCGCGGCCTGGCGCCACAGCTTCATCATCTCGTTGTGCATCTCCGGCCGGCGCATCCACATCTGGGCGCGGATCCGGAGCTGCTCCTCCAACAGCCGCGGCGCCTGCGGGTCGGCCTTCTCCTTCACCCGGGACTTCAGCAGCTTGATGTTGTCGTCGACGCTGCGCTTGATCTCGGAGTTGTCGGACGCGTCCGCGGCGCACTCCTGCACGCAGCCGAACGACTCGAGCCAGTACTTGAGGGTGCGCTCGGGCTGGACGCGCTGGGTCGGATCGATGATGCGTGGCATGGTCAGTCTCCGTCCGCGAACTCGAGGTCGCCGACCACGATCTTGAACACCGCGAACCCGAGCTGCTTGTGGACCACCGAGATCGCGGTCAGGGCCTGGACCTCGACCGGCAGCGACGTGATCGTGTCGCCGGCGGGGGTCTTGGCCCCGTCCTCGGCCCGGATGCCGTTGAGCAGGTGGGTGAGGGCCTGTTCGAGCTGCGGCTCGATCCCCTGCAGCAGCTGCACGACGTACGGCCGCAGCAGCAGCGGAGCCGGGATGTCGTCGGCGACGGTCAGCGACAGGACCAAGGCCGAGTCGAGCACCGACGCGACGATCCCGGTGACATCGTTGGCCGTGGCGAACGCCGCCAGCCGGGCGTTGAACGCGTCGAGGGTCTCGGCCCCGTCCGGAGAGAAGCAGAAGAGTTCCATGCTAGGGTTCCTTCGGCGGAAGGGTGATGGCGGGGAGTTGGCGGGTTTCGACGTCGGATGGATGCGGGCGGAGCTTCAGCTGCTCAAGAGCAGACGACGTGGCTGGGAGGAGCTCCGGTAACGACGGTGCTGGAGTCCCGTCGCTCAGCCGCAAGGGCTGCGCCGGAGCGCCGTCGCTTGGCCCCGGCGGCACGAACGCCCCGATGATCACGTCTTCATTCGGCGTCGAGCCCTCCGGCCGCGCGGCCGGATCCACCGCGAGGCCTTCGACTCCGGCCTTCACGTCGATCCCGTACTTCTCGCGCAGGGCCTGCTCCGGGGTGATCCGGTTGAACACGTAGAACTCGGGCGGGTCGCCGTCGATCAGGTTGTCCCCGTGCTCGGTGTTCGGCGACGCAGCCAGCCACGCCGGGCACGGCCGCGGCTTCGCCCCGTCGCCCAGGTCGATCAGCCCCTGGCACTTGACCACCTCGTTCTCCTGGCCGTCGACGACCGCGCGCACCACCCGCGAGAAATCGCCGCGCTCCGCGACCTCGGTCCCGCACTTCGTGCAGGCAAGCCCACACTCGGCGATCTCCTGCCGGGCGACGAAGTACACCTCGTGGGTCGGCTGCACGTGCTCGTTGCCGACGGCCCGCATGTGCCGGGCCAGGCCCGGCGCCCACGGCACCTCGCCGAGGGCCCGCAGCAGCCAGTTCGGGCAGTAGAACCGCCGGACGTTGCGCAGGGACAGCAGGGCGATGGCAATGGCGGCGCCGGCGAGGAGGGTGAGCAGGGTGTTCATGGGGTGAAGATCGAATCCCAGAACCGGGGAGTCGCACGGCTGGTCCAGTCGAAAACCGCTTGCGCCTTGAGGCGCAGCGTCGCCGTAGTCGGGCCCGGCGCCAACTGCCGGATCACCACCTGCCACGGGTTGTTCTTGTGCCGGTACAGCCACAGTTCTCGGACCCGGGCGCCCGCCACCAGCAGCCGGCGAATCTCGCGCTCCTGTGCTGTGCTCAGCGGGTTATCCCCGACTTTGGCCTCGACCCACACCGCGGCGTGCCCGATCTGGTAGTGCAGGTCCGGCGTCCCGTCCTTCGCCAGCGTCTTGACGAAGCCGTACCAGCCGAGCGGGAACACCTCGGCGAACGCCTCGTTGAGGCCCTTCTTGAACGTCGCTTCCGGCTGTTTCATGGAGTGTTACTCGTAACGCGTGACGAGTCACGAGTCAAGCAGACGGTTGGCGCCCGGCGAGATCGCCACCATCAGCTCGCCGCCGAGGACCTTGGTGATGGCGGTCAAGGTGCGCAGGGTCGGGTTGCCGCCGGGGCCGATCGCCTTGCGCACCACCGACCGCGGCAGCTTGGCGGCCTTGGCGATGGCGGCGATCGGCCACTGCTGCCGGTGCTCCCGCAGGTACACCAGCAGCTGCGGCACCGTGGCGGCGCCGGCGGGGGTGGTCATGGTCAACCGACGGCGAGGCTCGGGGCCGGGGCCGGCGCCGGGGCCTGGACCTTGACCGTACCGTCGGTCAGGGCGATGTCCCCGCGGTCATAGGCCGCGATCAGCACACGCACCAGCTCGGACAGCGAGTCGCCGAAGCGCTTGCGGGCGCGGTCGAACAACTTGCGGTCGGGCCCGCTGGTCCAGAGCGACACCGCCTTCTTGCGGCCGGGATTTCCGGCCAGCTTGAGCTTGGGGTGCTTGGCCTTGGATTTGGCCTTCGACACCTTGGCCTTCTTCGGCTTCTTGGTTTTCGGAGCGGATGACACCATGGGAACTCCCTAGAGGGGGGACAGTTGGATCGGTCCTACAGCTTTACGGGCTATGGAGAGATTGTAAAGAGCTCCTGGTCGGGGCATGATCTTGGAGTAGCAGTCGTCCTTGTACCGGCACCAGGAGTAGACGCAGTGGTCCCCAAGGTTCGGGTAGGCGACGTCGAACAGCTGGTCTGACATCAGGAACCGGCAGAAAGCTTCGACTTGGTCGGCGTAGAACTTCATGGCGTCGGTCGTGAAGTCGATCCACACCATGTTGGTCCACCGGCCCTTCATCGAGTCGAGGTACAGCACCCAGGCGCGCTCGGCGCCGGTCAGCCGCTGGTAGGCCGTCATCTGCAGCAGGTGCGCCGGCTTGAGCCAGCCGCCTTGCGGAGGCTTGGCGGTCGTCTTCAGGTCGCCGAGGATCTTCTTGTCGGCCCGCAGGAAATCGGTGTGGCCGCTGACGTAGTCGTTCTCGAACTCGTCTTCGGCGCACCAGCGCTCACCGGACGGCAGCGGCGGCACCGTGGCGGCGCCGAGGGTCGCGGCGGACCGGACCTGCTCGCGCGCCGTGTCGACGTTGCCGCCCCAGAGCTTGGCGGCGTCTTCCCACTCGGCCGCGGTCGGCTGGTAGCAGCGGGGGTCGCCGGCGGCGAGGGCCGCGTGGGCCTCCGATAGGTCACCGTTGAAGTGCTCGTCGGCGAGCGACAGCAGCTGCTGCTCGTCTGGTGACAGCTCTTCCGGCGTAATGGGTTGGCCCAGCGCATCCGCTTGGTCCAGGTCGGCGCCAAGCTGCTGCGGGTTCACCTGCAGCTGCTTCCTCGGAAACGTGCACCGGATCCCGTCCTGCAAGGTGAAGTGGATGCAGGTCCCGAGCGACGCCGCGGACGTCTCGGCCTGCGGCGCCGGCTCCGGCAGCTCGCCTTCGTAGACCGCCCGGTCCTGGGCCGCGCGCCACAGGCAGTTGGCGTAGAAGCCGAGCGCGGAGGCGCGGGGTTTCCAGGGGGGTTTGGTCACTTGATTTCCTGCCGAGGAACCCAGTCCGACCGGATCAAGTGCGCCCAGGTCCGAGAACCATCGAGGTGCGCGGCGTAAAGGTCGGAGATGATCTGCCGCGGAAGAGGTGCGTAGCCGCGCTGCTGTAACCACCGGGCCACCGACTTCGGCACTGGGTTGTCGCCGATCGAGTTGTCGCAGTGCCCGGACACAGCCCCCGCCGCGACGTAGAGAGGTGCGGCTGCCTGCGCCACTGCGTCCGCCGTGGCGACGCCCGCCTTGCAACCGCGTGCTATCCGATCGCTGTCGTGCTCCTTCTCCTTGAGCAGCCATGGGCCCAAATCCTGCGCGCACCATCGCTCCAGATGGCCAAGTAACCGCTCCGCGGTAGGCGCGCCGTAAAAGTCAGTCCGATAGGTCCGGCCGTTCTGCCATACGGTAACGCGAGCCCCGTAGGTGCCCGGGACGAAATCGTAGGCCGGAACAATGCTGACGCTCGCGTCTGCTCCAGCACTGCGCTCGAGGGCGACCAACCGGTCTCTTAGCTTTTCTCGTAACTCGGGACTGCTGAGCAACTGGGTCACGTCGACGACCGTCTCCGCCGGGACTGCGAAGTAACGTGGTGCTGCTTTCTTCGCCGGTTTTTTGGCCATCGTCGCTCCTCTGCGCAAAAAGCCACCCCTCCTTGCGAAGGGGTGGCCACACCATCTGCGTATTCTCTACTGTCTTTCGACTTCAGGTGGTCGCGATCTGCTTGAGCTTGGCGAGCTGCTCGGCGGTGAGCGTGTGCTTGGACCACGCCGCGATGGCCGCGTTGAGCTCGGGGTCGCTGCCGCTCTGCGCCAGGAACTTGTTGAACTCGGCCTTGATCTCTTCCATGCCCGCGGCATTGGACGCCTGGGCGACCTTGTAGTAGTGCTCCGCCCACGGGGCGTTGCCCTTCGAGCCCTTGGTCATGTAGGTGATCGGCTGGATCATCACCGGAGTCGGCCGGACTTCCGGGAAGGCCGTCAGCAGCTCCTTGCCGGTGTTGAACACGCTGTCGTAGCTCGACGGGGTCTGGATCGCGTACACCCCGGCCTGCGGGTCGTACACCAGCATCTCGAGCGCCAGGGTCGGGTGACCGACGGCGTCGTACTGGTCCTGGGTCGCACGCTGGCGGAAGGCGTACCGCTGGGCCGCCATCTGGGCAGCGTCGACCGCTTCGGCTTCGTCGTAGGCCAGGACGGCCTTGCTGCTGGGCACCATCTTGACCCCGCGCTGGTAGGCCTTGGGCCACAGCAGGATCTCGAACCGGACGCCGAGCAGGATGCACAGCACCGGATCCTTGCCGAGCGGCAGGTCGGCGCTGGCGCCTTCGACATTCATGTCGTGGGCCAGCATCGAGCCGCCGGAGTCACCGCCCTGCATGTAGACCGTCGGGAAGATGTTGGGCTCGCCGGCGGCGGTCCGGCCGTCGACCAGGATGGCCAGGGCCGACTTGGCCTGCGGGTTCTTGGGGGCCAGGAGCGCCAGGAAGCCGGGCAGGGCCGGGGCGGCGGCGGATGCCGGCGGCGGGGCGAGCACCGAGGCGGTCGCGGCTGCCGGCGCGGTAGGGACCTCGGCGGTGCGACGACTGCGCCGCGGTGCGGCGGCCGCCGGCGGAGCTGCCGCGGCGGGGGCGGTGGGCGGTGGGGTGGCGACGGGCGGCAGCGCCGCGGGTGCGGTGGCAGCCGGAGCCGGCGGGGCGGTCGGGGGCGGCGGTGCGCCGGTGGACGGGGCGGCGGCTGATGCCGCGGCGGGGGCGTTGCGTTTCCACACCATGAGAGACTCCTGCAGACGTTGAGGGAAGAATTGGGGAACGGGTAGGACGGTGACGCTATTGAGGGGCCATTGAGGGTCAAGGGGGAATCTGTGGAGCGGCTACAGGTCCCGGTGCAGAGCCGCAAGCAACTCGTCCGTACCGCGGCAGTGAACGAAGTGCTTTTTCCGATGAGCGGTGATGACGGGCAGCTTGTACTCGACGAGATACACAGGGGTGCCGACACTATGCGCAAGGTGTGACATGCCGCTGTCGCAACCGACGAAGCACTGAGAGTGGGCGAGGTGCGACATGCAGGTCCTGAGGGGCAGGTTCTTGCTCAGGCGCACGGCCTGATATCCACGGGCGTAGATGGCGCGCAGGACCCTGTCCTCGTCCTCCTCGGAGGGGTTTTTGTCGGCAGCCGATGAAATGCCGTCGAACTGATAACAGACGACGTCTACCTTTTGCGGAAACCACCGATCCTTGGTCGGCCAATAGGGCGACGTCCAGACGTCTTCGCCCTCGGGCTCGTGGGTGCCGCGCGCGTCGACGATGGTGACCTTGGACTCCTTGGGCTTGTCGAGCAGCTCGAGGATCTCCTCCATGCGGACTTTGAAATCCTGCCCGTGCTGGTAGCGGCTGAGGTGGATCTCCTCCTTGAGCATCCACGACCGGGTGATCAGGTAGTTGATCGTGGCCCAGTGGTCGCCGAGGTTGAAGCGCCAAGGCGCCCAGACGGAAGTCGCGGGGGTCAGCATTTTCTCTCCAGGACTTCCTTGACCATAGCCAGGTAATCTTTTCTCCACTGTGGCTCGATTACGATCTGGCCGGTGGGCTCTTTCCCTGTGACCATGCGCTCCGCGGCGTCCCGGCGAAAACCGATCCCAGCATCAAGGGCGCCTGTGCCTGAAACGTGGTGCGCCCCGTTCCCCCAGATGTACAGGTAAGACGGACGCGCCCGGGTGTCTGCGCGGTAAAGCGGCTCGATCTTGGTGAAGTTATCGTAGAACGCGTGCTCCTGCTTGTTATCCAGCGACGCGAAGCCGCCGCACGACAGAGCGAGATCGCGCTCCATCAAGAGGTCCATGAGCGACGGCTCGGCGATGTCCCCCTTGTCGCCGACGAAGAAGAATTTGTGGCTGGCCGCAGCTGTTCGCTTGCCTTTGGCAATGGCGTCCAGCGCGCGACGTAGGTGCCAGGGCATAATGATGTCGTCGTCATCGAGAAAAGCGATCCACGGGGCGGTTGCCATCTTCAAGAGATCGTTGAGCTTGTCGCCGAGGGTGCGGTAGGTGGGGAAGAAATTCTGTATCTGCACTCGGCTGTCGTAGCACCGCAGCCACTGCTTGGGGCAGTCGTTGAGAATGAGAACCCGAACGTTCCCGTCGTAGTCCTGCTGCAGAGCTGAATAGACTGCCTCCTCCAGCCACTTCACCCGTGCGTAGGTCGGGATCAGGATGTCGATGTCCGGGCTCACGGATTCTTGGTGATGGTGACGGCGAAGCCTTCCGGGCTGGAGCCGGTGCCGTGGGCTCCATCAGCCGCCAGGGTGATGGTCTCGATGCGCCCGTTATTCCAGCTCAAGGACAGCACGCCTTCCGCGGTGACGTGGAAGGCGCCCTTGTTGTCCTTCACCGATGCCGCGCCCTTCTCGGTGAGCACCAGCGGGCTCTGCCAGCCGTTGGCGACCGTCATCTGCCAGGTTCCGACCACCGCGGCCTTGAAGTCCACGGCGACCGGCTTGGTGGCCTTCGGCGCCTTGGGCAGCTTGTCCATCGCGGCCCGGATCGCCAGGGCCTTGTCGAGATCCCCGGCCTTGGTGGCCTGCTCCTGCGCAGCCGCCAGCTTCTTGCGAAGCTCCTCGGCCGCCTTCAGGACCGCGGTCTCGTAGTTGGTCTTGGCCTTGGCGATCTCGTTCTGGTACTGGGTCAGGGCCGGCACGCCGGGCAGCAGCCGCGAATCGACGCCGAGCGAGTCGAGGTCGAAGGTCGAGGGGACGGTCGCCGGGAGCGAATCGTCGGCGAAGATCGCGGCGGCCAGGAGGATCAAGATGAGCGTCTTCATGGGAGTACCCTTTCCAGGTAGGAGTTGCCAGAGTGTACTATGGAGAGGCTAGGGAGTCAAGCGTGGTCCTAAGTGCCGTAGCAGACGGTTGTTAGTGTCTCGCCTTGTTCTTGGCTGCTTCCTGCCGGCGCTCTTCACGCAGCCACACGCGTCGCTCCGCCTTGACCCGGCGGTACAAGGCCTTCTCCGACTTCGACCACTTCGGGCGTGTCGGCTCCACGAACAACCACTGCGGAGGGTTGTTGCGGATGCGCTCGTTGAGCGCGATCAGCGCCGCGTCGCAGGAGACGATGGCAGGCACGGGCAGACGATGGCGCTTGTTGTACATACCCAAGCGCACCACGGTCTGGGTCTCCTTGAAAAAGTTGTCCTCCGAGACGAAGAACGCGATGCCCTTAACCGTGGCAGCGGCGTAATGCCGGAGATCCGGATCATCCGAGCGGCGCCCTGGAAACTCGGCCGCGTACTTCGCGGCCAGATTCCGCATCTGCGGCGTCTCCTCGAATATCTGCACCAGCCGCAGCGCGGTCTGGCGCTCCCGGGCAGCGGACGGTGCGCCGGCCAGTGCTTCCTTGACCAGGAGCGATGAGCCCACCAGCCGCCCGCGCGAGCGCGCAAGCGCAAAGAACATGCGTGCGGCGATCGTGACCGCGTCGGCCTTGCGACCGCCGGCGTAGAAGGACAGAACCATGTTGTCGACGTAGTAGGTAGGCTTGGTCATGGGTTTCTCCGTAGGTGCATACTTGTATACGGAGCTATAGTCGGCGTCAAGTGGCGGTTTCCGCCTTGTCCACCGCGGCCCGCAGCACCTCGGCCGCCCATACCCGCATCGGCTTGCCGGCGCGTATGGCTGCGACCTTCATGGCCAACCGCAACTCCGGGTCGAAGCCCTTGATCACCAGTTGGGTTTCCTTCTTGCCGGCCTTCTTCACGCGTCGCCCTCCTTTGTGCCGCCGAATCATGCTATGGAGCCCCTAACGAGTCAAGTCCCCGGCTTGTCGGTCCCCGGCTTCGCCGCCGGCAACGCCTTGAGCAGAACCGTCTCGGCTTGGCTGTTGTAGACCTTGAGCGCTTCGGCCACGGCGCGCCCGGTCTCCTGCCGGCTGGCCTCCGTCATGGCCTGCCACTTGGACAGGTTGACCACCACGATCAGCATGTCCGGGTGGGCCTGGTTGGGCAGGACGTTGGCGGTCGTCTGGTAGACCTTGTGGGCGGGTGCCATGGCGCGCAAGCTCCTGGAGAGCAGCGTACCGCGGCGCCCGCCTCGGGGAAGCGACGCTCACGCTTCCGCCGGCGTGACGTCGCCCTCGAACACCACCGCCCCGCGGCGGCGCTGCTTGGTCTTCTTGGCCAGCCGCTTCCAGGCCGCGGCGGTCGTCCGCTTGAACTTCTTCAGCTCATCGCCGCCGACATCCTCGTCCTCGGTCTCCTCGTCGGTCTCGGCGGCCTGGTTCTTCGCGAGGATCTCCAGGGCTTCCTCGATCAGGGAGTCGATCGACACCTTGTTGAGCTTGTCCATCGCGAGCTTGAGCAGCAGGACCGGGTTGAGCTTGTTGACCTGCTGGGCCTCCGAGTCCTCGCCGACCCGGAGCTCGCCGCGGACGTGGACGATGCACTCGACGTCGTGCTCGCCGGCCTCGACCTGATCGCGGGCGTCGTTGACGACCGTCTTGGTCAGCATCTTGGAGAGCGCCAGGATGGCGGCGGGGGAGAGGGCGGAGAGGGATGCGTTCATGGGCTGGTCCTTGGTTTGGTGTTGCCCGACTATAGAGGCTCTATGGAGCGGAGTCAAGCCTCGTCGTGCTCGGGTACTTCCATCCACCCGGTGATATCCTCCGACCCGAGCGCGCACCCGTCGTCGGCGTGCCAGGAGCCGGAGTAGCTGCTGATAGTGAAGAGCCGGGACTTCGCCCGTACCAGCAGTGTCGCGCCCGAGTCGGGTTCGTCCTTCCACGGGTCCTTCCACGCACTCTTGGCGAGATCCCGCGCCGCTTGCTGCAGCGCAGCGATCGCGTCAGGCGGCAGCTGATCCATCCAAGCGCCGATCACCGCGAGCAAGCCGCGGTTGGTGTTGGTGATGCGGATGCGGTCGCTCATGGCTTGTCCTTCTCCCAGTGCGCATCGACCTGCGGCACCCAGTGCATGCCGGGGTGCGCTTCCTGGGTCTTGCGCTCCAGCCAGGCAACGCCGTAGGGCATCGCCAGGAGCATGCCGATGATCGCCGCGATCGTGAGACCCCACATCCACGCGTCTGCGATCCGCCGGGCCCGGCGCTGCGCCGGCGTCTCCTGCCGCTGCTTCCAGTCCAGGCGCGAGAAGAACAGCCGCGCGGCGCGCTGGAACTCCGGGTTGTCGAACCGGGCTTTGTTCTCGGCCACGATCTCGGCGTAGCGCTGCTCGGCTTCGGGCGACATCATGGCTTCCCCGCATTCTGCAGCATCAGGACGATGACGTCGACGCCCTCGCCGACCATCACCACCGACCCGTCCATCAGGTCGAGCCGGGTGCCGTCGGCGTACTTGCTGAACGTCACGAGCTTCGAGACGGCGAGGTAGACCGGCTCGTTGCGCTGGTGGACCAGGATGAAGCCGGGGGCGGAGCTGGCGGGGATGGAGACGGAGGCGGCCGGGGCAGCGATCTGGACGTTTTCCTTCTTCGGCGCCGCTTTCACGATGTCGGTGATCACCCACCCTGCCAGGAATCCCACCACGCACAGCAGCCCGAGTAGCGCGTCTTTCATACCGCCCCCTTGGTGACGAACCACGATGCGTACGGATCCAGCGTGGTGTGGACCCGCTCCGCGATCCCGAGCGACTTGACGAACTCGTCGACCGCCCGGATCACTCCAAACGTCACGCCGAACCGCTCGATCCCGATGTAGTCGTGGCCGCCGAGCGTGCCGCCGACCCGGACCTTCGGCCACCACGCCGCGATGTCGGCCTTGACCGCTTCGTAGGTGTGGTCGGCGTCGAGGTAGACGAAGTCGAGCTCGCCGTCAATGACCGCGGATGACATCTTGACGGAGTCGCCGCGCAGGAGCTGCAGGTTGATCCCCTGGAGCTGCAGATCTTTCGCGTAGCCCTGGAGACCCAGGAACATCGCGTCGCACTTGGCTTGGCTATGGCCTTTGTCGTTCTGGCTCTTGATCCCGGTCAGGGCCCAGATGTCGACCGCGACGACGTTGGTCGGCTTCGCAGTCATCCAGGTCTTGAGGTGATGGCCCTCGCGAACGCCGACCTCGGCGAGGCGCTTGTAACCGCAGGCTTGGAGCCAGGGCGGGATGTTGACGCGATGCACGAGGAGATTGGATTTCAGGACGGTGGGCATGGGGCTCTCAGGTTGGGTTGTAGTATTCGTCGTGGAGTTCGCGCGGGGAGTCGGTGATCGCCAGCCCGGGCTTGTGCCAGTTCTCGCCCTTGCCGATGCAGTAGGCCTTGTCGTCCGGGTGTGGGCGCAGCACCAGCTCGATCATGGGTATGCTTGGAGTGGTACCGTCGAGCATCGCCAGGAGGCTGAAGGTCACGCCGTCGCAGCGCTCCTGCGGCGTCTTGTTGGGCAGCGCCGCCCAGTACCGCGCATTTGCACGGCACTGGGCGAGGAATCGTTTCCGCTCTTCGGCGACGGTGAAGGGGCGGGGTTTGCTCATTCCCGCTCCTCGTCCTTCTTCGGCGGCAGCGGCTGGATGATCAGGGTCTTGATCGCCCGGGTGCAGGTCACGTAGCGCAGGTTGTTCTCGGCCTCGCGGGCCGCTTCGTTGCGGGCCTTCTCCTCGCACAGGTCGTTCTTCTCCGGCGCGAGCCAGACCACCACCGCGGCCTCCAAGCCCTTGCTGCGGTGGCCGCTGGTGAACAGGATGCCTTCGACCGCGTCGCTGAACAGGGTATCGATCCGGGTCTGCAGGCTCGAGATGCTGTTGATCCCGCGCAGCAGAGCGAACAGGGTCTCGCACTGGTCTTCGAGCTGCTGGGCCTGGGCGTCCTTGAACATCTTCCGAAGCTTGCCGCTCTCGCAGTCGCGGTACTCCTGGATTCGGCCGCACAGGTCCTCGACCTGCTCATCCCGCAGACCGCGGGCGAGCTTGGTGGCGAGCTTGGCGACCGTCTTGCCGATGTCGCGGCCGCGGACCACCGCCTTCTTGCCCTGGGCGATCAGGTTCAGCGCGGCGCCGATCAGCGGGGCGTTGGTCCGGCAGATCACCATCGCGCCCGAGGTCAGGCTCTTCAGGGTCGCGGCGCACTCTTCGCCGCGGCGCTCGATCACTTCGCCGGCGGCGGCGCTGTCCGCGGCCTGGATGTGGGGCACCCAGCCCTGGGCCAGCGCCACCACCGCGCGCGGGCAGCGGTAGGTGATGCTGAGCGGCAGGCAGTTGCCCTGGCTGACGTTGAACTCCTCGCGGATGCGGGCCATCGCGCGGGCGTCGGCGCCGCGGAACAGGTAGATCGCCTGCCGGCTGTCGCCGACCGCCACCAGCCGGCCGCCAGGGTTCAGGGCGCGCTTGAGGATCTCGATCTGCAGCAGGTTGAGGTCCTGGCTCTCGTCGACGCAGATCAGATCGTAGCGCGGGACCACGCACGAGTGGTCGATGACGAAGGTCAGCATCTCGTCGAACGAGCAGCAGGAGACGTCGGACCGCATCGCCTGGTCCAGCTCGGCCAGCATCGGCAGGCTGGTCGCCGACGCGTCCAGGGTGGCGCCGTAGGCCGACACGGTCTCGGCCACCGCGTCGAGGTCGTTCAGGCAGGTCATGGTCCCACGCATCAGGCCATAGATCTTGGTCAGGTCGCCGATGACCTTGGCGTTGCCGTCGCGATCCTGGGTGCCGTTGACCGTCTCGACCAGCATGCGGGCGGTGTCGCGCAGCTTGTGGTCGCTGACCTTGATGCCGCGGAAGCGGCGCATCACCGCGCCGAAGCAGAGCGAGTGGAGGGTGCGGGCGTCGACGCCGCGCGGGACGCGGAGGCTGAGCTCGTCGGCGATGGCCTTGTTGAACGCGCAGAACAGGGCGCGCTTGCTGCGGTTCGCTTCGACCTTCTGCCAGCGATTGAGGGCCTCGACCAGGGTGGTGGTCTTGCCCGAGCCGGCGACCGCCTCGATCACGACGTTGCCGGTGCCTTCGATGAACGCCCGGAAGATGGCTTCCTGGTACGGGGAGTAGACGCGGACGGCGGAGGCGGCGATGGGGGAGTTCATGGTTTGCCCTTTCCAGGCTGGCGGTGATGACACTACTATGGAGGGTCTATGGAGATAAGTCAATGACCAATCGTAAGTCCTGTAACCACTATGGTTTGTAGGTTTCTCCCGCCTGCCGCTGTTTGGTGTAGGCGTCCAGGGCGGCCTCGATCCTCTCCGCCTCGGCGGTGGCTCGCGCCATCCGCTCCTCCAGCTCCTGGGGCTGTCCGAGCTCCAGGGTGGCCCCGGAATCCCGCTGCTCGCGCGCGGTCTTGGCCGCCCGCCGCTGCGCCAGGGCCTTCTCCGTCCACAGCTCGAAGTCGCCGCTGCCGGCGATGATGATGGGCTTCTGGGCGTTCGAGTACATGGGCTTGTCCTTGCCTTGGGTGAACACGAATTTCTTGGGCGGGCGGCGGGTCATCGGGGCGCCGCCTGCGAGACCGCGCGGATCCCGGCCGCGACCAGCTTCCACGGCAGGCTCTCGAGCTCGCGCAGCGTGACCTGCTCGAACGCATCGGCAAGCGCCCAGCCCTTGAGCCGGGCCGCTTGATACGCGCGCCACCGCCGGGCTTCGGCCAGTTCCTCGTCCGCGGTCCCGGGGTCCGGGCGCTCGAACCCGGCCCGGTTCTGGACCTCGGCCTTGTCGATGAAGGTGTGGAGGGTCACGCCTGGGCCTCGCCCTGGGCGAGCAGGACCGTCGAGGCGCAGTGGACTCGAATCGCCGGCGTTCCCCGGCTGGCCGACGCGCCGCCGTGGACCCACGGGGCGAACTTGAGACACTTCGCCCGCAGGCGGTTCGGCGTCGCGCTGTACTCGTCGGTGTGCTGCCAGGCGACATCGGCGATCCCGTCTTCGGTCACCGTCGCGACCAGCACCGCGTGCAGGGCGGTGTAGGCCTGACCGCGCTTGCTGTCGCGCTGCTTCACCCCGTCGAGCAGGTACCGGAAGCCGGTCGGGCGCTTCTGGTAGGTGAAGATCGGGAGGCGGTAGGCGCCGATCTCCTGGGCCCGGGCCTTCACCAGCGCCGCGACTTCAGCGGCGAGCTTGCTGGCGAGGTCGCGGAGGATCTTGTCCAGCGCGAGCGCGGCCTCGTAAGCGCGGTGGTACTCGGCGCCCGCGGCCTGGACCTCCGGGTCCTTGTCCGAGGCCGAGATGTGGCGGTTCGGGTTGCGGGCGCGCCAGGCATCGGACGCGGCGCTCATCGCCGGCCAGTCGCGCTTGAACAGGACGTTGGTGGCCTCGTCGGCGGCGGCCGCGGTCTGGGCGGCGGCCCGGACCTGAGCCAGGATCGCGCGGGTGGAGTCGTTGAGGGGGATCGTGGTCATGGGGTGCCCTTTCCAGGCTGGTGGTATGACCACACTATGGAGGATCTATGGAGCGAAGTCAAGCATAGGCGTAAGTCCTTGTCAGGACTGGACTACACCACCATCACCTCGCCGGGCCGATGATCATCAGCACTTCCGCCCACTTGGTCACCAGGACCCAGCGCGCGACTCGCGCGGCCTCCGCCAGCATCTGCTCGACTTTCTCGGCCGCGGCGGTCGTGCTGCCAAAGCGCTTGACCAGATACGCGACCCGGGCATCGGGCTCCAGCTCGTAGGCGATACTCGAGAACGCGCGCATGTCGTCGTTGATCTTGTCCAGACGCTTGGCGCTCTCGGCTGCGGCGTCCTTCAGCGCCTCGATCGCCAGCTGCTTGAGCGCCACGAGCGCCTGCAGCTTCTCCAGCTCGACGCTGACGCCGATCTGGTTGATCTGCTTGGCGAGGGCTTCGATGTCGATGGCGGCGAACTGGCTCATTTGGTTTCCTTGGGGATGTCGTCCAACCACTCGAACGCCCCGGTGATCGGGTTGTAGCGGGCGGCGTGGTGTTCGACCGCGCGATCCTTCCAGAAGTTTCCGGCCATGATGCGCGTGATCACCAGATTGGACGCGGAGGTGAGGAGGAGCAGCACGGCAACCTCCTTCCATGTCCACAGGGTGACGCTGTTCTTCGTGTTGTCGCTCATCGCGGCTTCTCCGATTCGGGGATGCAGAGTTTGTCGAGCGCCGAACTGAGGGCGAGACGGTTGATCCTATGCGCACAGCCCCGGCAGTAGAACGCCAGCGTCTGGACGTTCCACCACCGCTGCCCGAGGATCAGCCTGGTCTGACAGGCCTCGCGGTTGCACGCGGTCTCGCCTTTGATCAGCCCGGCGATCTTGGTCTCGCGGGTGCGCTGGGCGGGGTCTTCGAGGGTCACGACCGCACCTCCCGCTCCAGCACGAACAGGAGCGCGAGCCCCGCCCACCACGGGTGGCCGGTCCCTGCCAGGTACGCGGCGGCGACCAGCAGCGAGACGTTGAGGGTGAGGGAGCACAGGGCTTTCATGACGCGGCCTTGTCTGCGGCCTCGAGGGCAGCCTCGCCGACTTCGACCGCCATGGTGACCAGCATATCCTTGGTGCCGTGGATATTCGTAGCAGCCATGATGCCGGTGAGCGCCGCACAGATGTACCGGTCGCGGCGCTCTTCCTGGTAGCGTTCGTCGGCGATCTCTTCAGGGGATGGGCGGCTCATGGGTCGTCCTCGCGCTCGGTGTACTTGGTCGGCTTCGACGAGACCTCGGATTCGTTGAAGAGGAAGAAGGCCAGCATCAGCGCGGCCCACCACGGCGAGTTGGTGGTGATCAGGAACACCGCTGCGAACAGCAACGCGACGCTGAGCACGGTTGCACACATGCGTTTCATGCCTTGGCCTTCTCGGTCTCGTAGGCGGCGATGGCGGCGGCCATCGCTTTGACATCGTCGCCGTTGACGCGGTCGTGCGAGACCTCGCGGTACGCCCGCAGGGCTTCCTGCAGGGCGCGGACCTCGGGCGGCTTCGGGTGGATGATCGGGTCGAGGTGCTTGTCGAAGATGCGATCCGCCTCCGTGCAGGATAGCCCGCGGATCTGGGCCCTGGCGTCGATCTCCGCGCGGGCCGCGTTCACCGCGGCGAGCAGGTTGATGTACTGCTGGGTTGCTCGCTGGGCCTCGGCCTTCCAGTCGGGACCGCAGACTTTCCGCTGGGCCTCCGCCATGCGCTGCATGATGTCGGGCCCCTCGGCCCCGATCGAGGCGTTCCCGTCTGGCCACTGGAACGCTTTCGGCTCCTCGACCTTCGACGCCGTCAGCCGCTGAAACGCTTCGCCGGCGGCCGCGCAGGCGAGCTTGTAGGAGCCCGCTTCGCCGCTGTCGAGCTCCGCTCCGCCCAGCCGTGTCTCGACCTTCCACCGCGCCGTCGACACGATGCCGCTCTGCGTCACGATGATTCTGATCTTGTCGGCGTCGTACATGATCACGTCTCCTTCTTGCTGAGCCGCAGCATCGTGATGGTGTCCTGGTCCTTCCAGTCGTGCTCCGGTCCGCCTTCGTAGGCGCTCGCCGGCAGCCCCTCGGGCGTCGCCTTGTTGGTGAAGCCGAGCGCCCGGCCCCAGCGGTAGGCTGCGGCCAGGTTGGTGCCGAAGGCCCGGGTCGCGACCGCGTCGGCCATCAGGTCGAGCAACGGCTTGTACGGGTCGCCCTGGGCGTCGACCGTGCACGGCATGGTGACGTCGGCCCCGCCGTGGAAGCGCGCGAAGCGCCAGACGTAGGCTGCGCGCTTGCCGGCCTCGGTGTCCTGCTTCGGCTTGGCGGAGCGCAGGCCGCCCTTCGACTTGCCCGACAGGAGCTTGACGATCCCGGCCGTGTCGGGGCAGGTGAACGACCCGCGGCCGTCGCAGCCGTAGCACTTGGAGATCCGCTCCGGGTAGTCCTTGCCTTCGTAGCTCCAGGCCGGGGAGACGTACGTGCCGGTGCCCTGGCACGAGGTGCACGGCAAGCTCGGGGTCTTGGCCAGGGTGAGGATCTCGGCGTCGGTGAGCTGGGTCATGGGGTGCCCTTTCCAGGCTTGGCGGTTGGCAGGACTATGGAGCGGCTACGGAGCTTTGTCAAGCGTCAGCGTCGATGGTCGGGTAATCCTCGGTTGTCGGCATCGGCTGCGGCAGATTCTGTACGCCCACCGTCGGCACGTCCGCCAGCTTCCAGACCTGGCCGCACTGAGCGCACAGGTGCTTGCGGTGCGGGATCAGGGTCCAGTCGTCGGCGTCGATGTGCTGCGTGAAGCACCGCGGGCAGATCGCGAGCACCGGCATCGGTGGGGCGAAGTCCTGCAAGCTCATGACGCAGTAGCCGGATGACAAGCCGACGACGTCCTGCGGGAGCAGGATGTGGGTGACCTGCCGGTAAAGCGTCTCGCCCGGATAGTAGAACCACTTGTTCTCCTCCGGGTCCTTCACCCAGTGGCGAAGCACCAGGATGTCGCCTTCGCGGAAGCCGCCTTCGCGGTCGTTCTTGCGGAACTCGAACGTCTTCCGCTTGTCCTTGACGTGGCCGTAGTGCGGGTCGACGGTCTTGAGCAGGTGGGCGCGCATCAGGTAGCCCTTTCGCGGTCCGCCTTCGCGGCCTCGGGGTTGCACAAGGGGCACGGGTAGACCTCGCCCCCGTAGCACACCGGGCAGTCGGCCCCGTTGTCTTCCACCAGGGCGTGCAGCTGCGCGGTGAGCTTCTCTCGCAGCTCTTCCTTGCGCATCTTCCGGTCGAGCGCGAAGACGAGCTTGACGCCGAGGGCGAGGAGGCCGATGGCGACCAGGATGATGGTGATGCATTCGAGCATGGTGGTTCCTTCAGGTGGTGGGGCGACGGTGCGCGATGCCGTAGTCGACGCAGGCTTGCTTGGCGGCGGCGAGGGTGGGATGCACAACACCCATGTACTGTTCAGGGCCGCCGGGCTCGGGGCCACCCGACGGGCCGACCCAGCCCGACCAACCGAGGGTGTCCCGCGCGTCCCCGTTGCGCTCGACGTGGTAGACAAACCCGCCGACGTCGGCTCGGTAGTAGCGCCCGAGCGAGGTGGTGCCCGGCGACGTCCACAGGAACCGCACCGGCGGGTTGACCAGCTTGCGCACGGCGTCGACCGCGGCGTACAGCTTGCTCGCCACGCGGCTGTGCGGGTCGTCGATGCAGCCCGCGCCTTCGTCGGCGGTCTTCAGCAGGTGGTCGAGCGCGGTCTTGAGCTTGGCGTTCACGACGGTGCTCCCGGGTCACGTTTGAGGTCATTGAGCGCGAGCTCGCGGCTGGCGACGGCCTTGTCGATCTCGGCCTGGGCCCAGGCCTTCGCCTGGCGCACGGCTTCGATCGCGCCGTCGTTGGCCAAGGCGAACCGAAAGTGCCGGCGGATCCAGCCGTCCTTGAACACCTGGATCGAGCTGGTCTTGTTGCAGCCCTTGCCGGCCTTCCCGCCGGACTGGGGGAGGTAGAACGAGTAGGGGCCGAGCTTGCCGATGAGGTGCGCGGGTGGGGAGGGCATGGCGCTCATTCCTCCGAGCGCAGCGGGTAGAGGGCGCCGCAGTGGCGGCACTTGAGCGTGTGGCCGGCGCTGCTCGCCGACTGGCTGTGGTGCTGGGCCACGCTGAAGTCGGACGCGCCGCAGTCGTCGCACTGCTCGGTGCCGCCTTCGTACGTCGGGATCACGCCCTTGGTCGCGGCGCAGCTGGCTTCGTGCCAGATCAGGGTGCCGTAGACCCGGGTGTTGTTGATCTTGGCGGAGACGTCGATGGTCTGAGTGGCCATGTGCTGCCCTTTCCAGGCTGAGGTTGGCGAAGCGTACTATGGAGAGGCTAGGGAGTCAAGCCCTGAACACCGCATGGACCGCGGTCACGCGCCGGCGGTCGGCGTCGCGCGGGTCGGTGTCGACGATGGTCGTGCCGTCCGCGGCAAGCAGCAGGCAGTGGCGCTGGTCGCCGACCGCGACGCAGACCATGTACCGGGTGCCGACCGGGTCGTGACCAGCCAGGGCGCGGATCGCGGCGCGGGCAGCCCCGACGGTCCGGCGCTTGCCGAGCTTCGACATCCGCGACCGGACGGCGTAGCCGTTGCGGCGCAGGACGCCGGCGCGCTGGTGGGCGTAGCCGCTGTACTTGTAGGTCGAGGCGTCGATCCCGAACGCGGCCAGGACGTGGCTGGTGCACACGGTCTTGGCCGCGCCGCTGGCGTGCCAGACGTGCTCGGCGACGCCGCGGGCGGTGGTGGCGGCGCACTGGAGCGTGGCCTGCTCGACGGAAGCGTCGCACGCGACCATCGCCTTGTCGATCATCTTGCCGAGGAGCCACGGGGACGGGATGAAGTGCTGCATGTGTTGCCCTTTCCAGGCTGGTGATGCCCAGACTATGGAGCGTCTCCCTAGAGAAGTCAAGCGCCGACCCGGATCCGTCTACTAGCTGGGTCGTAGAAACAGGGTGTTGACAGGGCTAGGGAGAGGCTCCATAGTGCCACTCATGAACCTCCCCCTGCGTGACAACAACGGTCAGAAGCTCACGGTCGCCGAGATCGATGCGCGGATCCAGAACGTGGACGCGGCCCTGGCCCAGTCGGGCGCGATGCTGGGCCGCCTCGATGGCGGTGAGACCCCGCGGTCGGTGTGGGGCAGCAACGACATCCCCGACAGCGTCGAGTACGTCCGCCGCCGCATCTCCCAGAACCTCGACTCCGACAACGCCTACCGGGCGAAGCTGGTCGAGGCGAAAGCCTTCCTGTCCGAGTAACCCCGGAACCCCGCCATGCACCACACCCCACGCTTCAAGATCTACGACGCCGACGGCCGCTACCGGGCCGCTACCATGGGCCCGATGCCGGCGCTCTGCCTGGTCTCCCACTACTTCGGCAAGGGCTCCACCATCCGGTACAACCACCAAGCGCTGCTGTGGACCGAGGGCGAGGACGGTCTGGCCTTCCAGGCCGGGGCTCTGCCGTCGAAGTGCTACGAGCGGGCCTACAAGATCATGGAGCAGCGGCGCGGCGAGTGGGATCGGAAGCGGGCGGGGCGGGCGCAGGAGCGGCAGGCGAAATTCGTCGCGCGGATGTCCCGGCCGAGCGCGGTGCCGTCATGACGCTTGCCGACCTGATCCTTCTCGGCGCCATCGCCTTCAGCTTCGTCGCCATCTGCCTGCTGGTCCGCTGGGTCTCGCGCAAGCCGACCGACGAAGAGGTCTGGCGTCACCGTGACGACTACGAGCGGTGAGGAAACCATGAAACACCGTACACGCAATGCCCTGTCCCGGAACCGTCGGCCACGGCCGTACCGGTTGAGACCGCGGCCGATGGTGATCCGCTATTGCTACGTCTACCGCGGCGCGCTCACCACCGCGCAGATCATGCAGATCGAAGATGTGCTGTCCCAGCGCTGGGGCATCCCACTCGATCGGCCGCCCGCGGCCGGGGCGGGGGTCGCATGAAACACCACGCACGCCGCGCCCTGGCGCGGAACCGTCGGCCGCAACCGTACTGGATGCGGTGGCGCCCCTGGGTCACCTACATGCGCGGGGCCAACCGCGGCAACCTGACTGCCCGGGAGCGGCAGATGATCAGCGCGCACTTGGCGCAGCAGGCGCGGTGCTCGACCCTTCAGGTCAAGCTCTATGCCGAAGTGAACCCGGAGGGCCTCTTCTTCGACGAGATCGCAGCTCCCGACAAGCGGTACTACGAAGAGGTCCGCACCTACGTTCAGACCGATGGCTACCAGGGCGAGAAGCAACCGTAACAGCGCTTGACCGCGTAGCGACTCCATAGACACTCCACCCGCCCAGAGGACTGACACCATGCTCACCGCCACCGCCACCGCCACCGCCCCCAAGCCCGCCCGCCACGCCCGGTCCCGCCGCAGCTTCGGCGAGATCGCGCGCAACCTGCTGTACTTCCACGCGAAGAGCGGGACGGCTGCGGAGTTCTCGACCGACCAGCTCGGCGAGGTGCTGCGGCTCGAGCGCTACGAGGGCAACTTCCACGACCTGCGCAAGCTCCGGGAGGCGCTCAGCGGGTTGGCGGACGACTGAGCCGCCCGATCATCTTCAATCACTCTCGATCACCAAGGATCACCCATGCCCTGCATCGTCAAAGTCATCGCCCACACCAAGTTCATCGGGGTTCCCGACGACCTGCTGCCGCTGGAGAAGGCGGCGAAGGGGCTCATCGGGTCCGAACGCACGGACACGGATCTCGTCCGTTCCCGCGCACGCTCGCTGCTGGCGGACAAGGGCCAGGACCAGGGCGCCGACGCGGACCGCCTGATCGAGTGCGCCGGCCGGAACTGCTACGACTCCTACGGCGTGGGCCGGCCGTCGAGCGAGTACCACAAGCACATCGAAGAGGTGGACCATGGGAGCGTCCAGGAACACGCGACGTTGACATTCTTCATTTCCGCCGTAAGTCGCGGCCTGACCCACGAGCTGGTGCGCCACCGCGTCGGTGTCGCCATCAGCCAGCGCAGCACGCGGTACGTCGACGAGAACGAGAGCCCGTACATCCATCACCCGCTGGTCGAGGCGTGGTTGGCGGCGCAGCCCGACAAAGGCGAGAGCGAACGCGACATACTCCGGATCGACATCTCCCACGGTTCTGACAACCAGACCTATGCCATGGTCCGCGACACCCTCGAGCCCTGGCTGATCGCCAAGGGCGTCGACAAGTTCACCGCCCGCAAGCAAGCCCGCGGCGCCGCTCGCGGCTACCTCGGCAACGCCCTGCAGACCGAGATGGTCTGGACCGTCAACGTCCGGGCGTTCAAGGGGATCCTCAAGCAGCGGGCGAGCGCCGCGGCCGACGCCGAGATCCGGATCCTGGCCAACCGGCTCTACGAGTGCGCGCTGCCGTACTGGCCGGCGTACCTGGGCCACCTCAAGCAGCGGCCCTGCCCGGACGGTCTCGGCTACGAGCTGTACGACCCGAACGGGCTCAAGGAGAAGCACCGGGTGCTGGTCGAGGCGGTGCGCGGGCTCGTCGCGTCTCCTCTCGGCCTTGTCGGAGAAACGGCCGCGGCTGCGGCCTTCAACGACAAGCTCGCCAACCTCCTCAAGCTCGCGTCCTGAGGCCCGCCATGCCCTTCCCCGACCCCCGTCTCAAGATCATCAGCTTCCTCGGCATCACCGGTCGCATCGGTGACGGCAAGACCACGCTCTACCAGGCGATCCGGGAGGCCGGGCTGCCGTGCCACGACCTGTCGATGGCCGCGCCGCTCAAGGAAGCCGCAGCGATCCTGTTCGGCGGCACCAAGGCCAACTACTGCGGCACCCAGGAGGAGCGCCTCCAGATCCACGAGTTCTGGCGCGACCGCCTGGGCCCGGACTGGGAGAACGGGCGCAAGCAGCTCCAGAACCTCGGCGACGGGCTGCGGAAGCTCATCAGCCCGTGGCTGTGGGTCTACATCGCCGAGCACCAGATCCTGCGCAAGCTCGAGCTGCGACTGATCCGGCCCGGCGAAGTGATGATCGTGCCCGACGTCCGGTACGACAACGAAGCGACCGCCATCCGGATGCTCGGCGGCCGGGTGATCAAGATCGAGAACGCCAACCGGGTGGTGCCGAGCGCCGAGGTCAACAACGCCCCGAGCGAAGCCGGCATCAGCCCGGAGCTCGTCGACGAGATCTATCAATCCGGGTCGCACGCCGCGACCGTCAACTTCGGGCGGCTGGTTGCTGCTCGGTACGCCTAACGGAGAAGCTATGAAAACCACCACCATGGAAGTCACACCGTCGCTCGCGCAGCGGTGGCTCGACGGCAAGATCAACCACGACAACCGCGACCTGTCGTCGAGCCATATCACCTACCTCGCCGGCGAGATCACCGCGGGCCGCTGGCGGGTCACGCACCAGGGCATCGCCTTCTCGGTCACCGGGCGCCTGCTGGACGGTCAGCATCGACTGCACGCGGTCGTCGAGGCCAACAAGGCGGTGCGAATGATGGTGACGGAGGGTCTCGACGACGAAGACTTCCGGGCCATGGACTGCGGCAAACGCCGGGCCATGAAGGACCGGCTGCACCTCGTCGACGACACGAACCAGAACCACCTGATGTGCCAGGCGATCACCGGCTATCTCTCGGCCACCACCTCCAGCCGCGGCGCCATCAGCGCGTCAGCCGTGGAGGAGGAATTCCTGAAGGACGGGCATACCGAGGCGTGGATGTGGGTCGGTCAGCACTTCAACGGCTGTGGCGCCAAGCTGCGCCCTGCTGGGGTGATGGCCGCGCTGGCCATGTACTTCGTGGTCGACAAGCGCAAGGCCCAGTCGTTCATCGACTCGTACCTCAGCGGCGCCGGGCTCGAGCACGGGTCGCCGATTCTGCGGATGCGCGACGACGCCATGGGGATCACCAGCCGCGGCACCAAGCGCACCATCGACTACTGGCGCGCGGTGAGCTGCCTGCAGAGCCATCGCGAGTCGGTGACCGTGACCAGCATCTACGCCGCTGCCAAGGACATGGTCGGCAACGAGAACACCAGCCGCGAGATGAAAAAGCGCATCGAGGTGCGGACCAGAGCCGCTGCGTCGGTACCCGCCGATGTACGAGCCCAGCGCGGCAAGGCGGCGATCATGTCGCTACCGCCGGACGTGCGCGCTGCGAACGCGGCGAAGGCCAGTCAGGTGGCCCAGGAGAAACGGCGGAGGAAGTTGGCGTGAGCTACTGGCAGATCATCCGCCGCGGCACCTTCCGGTTCTACTGGTTCCCGGGCGTCCAGATCGGGATCTACCGGGTCCAGTACGACGGCTGGCACCTCGCCATGAATTTCGGGATCTTCGCGCTGGAATGGTCGGACGCCTGGTGACGAAGTGCCCGCGCCGCTGGCGGTGGACCTGGGACGTCGGCCTGCGCAACGTCGCGTGGGATACGGTCATGCCCCGAGAGAACGCGCCTGATTCATGGCAGCACACCGGCCATGGCCCCATCCCTAGTCGGCATGACGCGGAAAAATCCACGCCGCTCGAGCGTTATCAAGCGGTGGAGGAAGCGCAGGATTGGCAGCGCGCGGAACACGAGCGGCGGACGGTTGCCGTGGCGCGGGCGATGCTCTCGGTCACCGAGCCCTGGGAGCGCGACAACCTCGCCCGGGTCCTGAGGATCTTGCGCGCTGGACGACTGGTCGCCATACCCGGCGATGGTCGCGACAAGCGATACATCGACTAAGGCGCCACGCTCCGATACAGCCCACCCCTGACCCGCGCGATCGTCCCCCGGGCCGCCAGCGACGCCAGCAGCCGGCCGGTGTGGTGCGGGCTCCACGTCGGGGCCGCGAGCTTGGCGCCGACGTGGATGCCTGCCGGCGACATCGGGGAGTTGCCGGGCTGGGCGAGGAAGTCGACGACCTGCTGGGAGAACGACCGGCCGTCGGCGTTCGGGCGGCGCTTGGCCTTGCCGGGGGCCAGGGCGTCGATCCAGGAGCGGTTGTTGGGGGCGTGGCGCATGTCAGCAGGGCGCGAACACGCCGGTGGTCAGGAACCCGTGCCAGCCGCAGCCATGGGGAGCTGGGCGGAAGATCGATGGGTGCAGGCTGAGGGTCTCGAACGTGTCGCCGTGGCGGTGCCAGCCAGCCGGGTTCTCCTCGGCCCGCGGGTCGATCGGGTTCTTGAACGGGATGTAGCCGCGGACGCCGCACGTCCCGCAGGGGCAGTCGAAGGTTACGCCGACGCGCTCACGCTGGGGGACCGGCTTTCCGGTCCGGCTGTCGGTGATGCCCTCGCCGCCGGAGGAGACCCAGCGGGGGTTGAGCTTGGTCAGGGGGATCACAGCAGGAACCACAGGATGACGGCGACGTCCGCGGTTGCGTCGTGCGCCTCGGGCTTCGGTTTCTTGAGCTGCTGCTCCCAGTGGCCGTCGGGGGCCTGGATCCAGATCGGCGCGGCTTCTGCGTCTTCGCGCTGCATGCGCTTGATCGCGTCGGCCTTGCGCTGCTTCTCGGACAGCACGACGACGCCCACGACGCCCAAGAGGAGCAGGATGCCGACAACCCAGGCGCCGATCTTGAACAGCAGGTTCTCTCGGCGCAGGCGCGCCAGGTACTGGGCTGAGGTTTCGAGATCGCTGATCATTCGATGGTCTCCTCTTTCTTCGCAGCTCGTCGCTCAAGCCGATGCGTCCGGACCTTGGTCTGCTTGCCCGGGTTGCGACCGCCTGGTCTGGCGGTCCAGTATTCGTAGCCGTAGGCCCGCTGCTTGTAGGCGCCGGTCGCGGCGAAGCCATAGGAGACCGCGCCGTGCTTGGGGTGGTGGCGGGAGCGGCTCACACGATGTCCCTCCAGATGCACTCGACCTCGCGGTAGATCGTCTTGTCCTTCGGGTCGGCGACGAAGGCGCGCAGCGTTTCCTGCACGATACCCGGGCCGTGGCCGTCGCCGCTCTCGCGCAGGATGATCACCCCGTTGGGCGGCGGGTCGTCCGGGTGGCGCTCGTAGATCACGCCGGTCTTGGTGTGCAGGAAGACTTTCATCGCTCAGCCCCACGCCGCTTGACGAGTGTCGGGCTCGCTCGGAATCTCGACGAACACCGTCTCTCCAGGCTTCGGCATGCACATGCTCAGCAGCAGCAACGCCGTGGGGAGTTCTCGGTCCTTCGGCATCGGGGGCTGCCCAGCGTGGTGCCGTGCGAAGGCGTCCATGGTTCTGCCGATCGCTCCGAACGAAAACGAATCTTTCATCGGTTCCACCATGCGCCGCGGGGCGGCGGACAGGGGCGCGGCTTGGGTTTCGGCGGCTCCATAGCGGGGATGTTACGAAGCACCATCTCGGGCCGCTCCCTCTCGACACCATCGAAGAGCCTGACCTCGTTGCCGGTCGTGATCTGCACGATAGATCTCGCGGTCCTCTGGTCGAAGACTCGGCTGGTGATGCCGTCGGGTGCCATGGTCGGTGCTCCTGCTCGGTCAGCGCGCAGCCTACCGGCGTGCCCGCGGAAGCAACAGTCTCCCCCGTCCGGGGCTTCTCGGGATCTTAACCGGGAACCGCGCATTTATCAGTCTTCCCTTGCGATTGGTCACATGACCAACTATTGTGGCTCCTTATGCCAAAGGCTCCCGGCTGGGGTGACGTGGCGGATGAGCTCGATCGCGAGAAGTTTCCGGACAAGCTGCTCCGCGAAACCCTGGACTTCCTCGCGGCCGCCAACGGCAAAGAGAAGGTCGCAGCCAAGCTCGCCGGCGTCTCGCTCGGTGTCCACCGCCAGCGCATGCATGCCGCGCGCCGGCGGTTCACGCCGGAAGAAGTCGCGGCTGTAGTCCCGGATGCCGGCGCGGTCAAGCGCGCGGACGAGCACAGCGAGCTCGGGCAGCTGCGCCGCGAGAACGAGATGCTGCGCCAGCACCTCACCGACAAGAGACACGCGAAGCCGTGGAAACCCGTCAAGGTGACGAAGCGCAAAGGGCGCGACGACTGGGTGCGGTGCATCATTCCGGACAGCCACGGCTCCCATGTCGACAAGCCGGCGTGGGCCGCCTGCATGGCCGACATCAAGGCGCTGGATCCCGACGAAATTGTCCATTTAGGCGATTATATGGACTGCGGGGGTTTCCTCGCGCAGCATCAGGTGCTCGGGTACGTGGCCCAGATCGACGAGTGCAGCTACGCCGACGATCTCGAGGCCTGGCATGGCCAGCTCGACGAGCTCATGTCGGTGGCGCCGCGCGCCAAGATCCACCTGCTGCAGGGCAACCACCTGCACCGGATCGAGCGCTGGGCGGTCGAGGAGTCGCTCGGCAAGAAGAAGGACGCGCAGCTGCTCTACGACGCGATCTGCCCGGAAAACGCCCTCGACTACAAGGGTCGCGGCATCCGGTACGCCAAGGACGGGGACTTCCACGACGGGGTGAAAACCCGCGGGGTCATCAAGCTCGGGAAGTGTTTCTATACCCACGGGTTCGCCATCGGTCGCACCGCGGCCGCGGCGCATGCCCGCAAGATCGGCGGGCCGATCTGCACCGGCCACGGCCACCGGCCTTACGGCCACTACGACAAGACCGTGGCGCACGGGCCTTTCGCAGCGTGGTCGCCAGGCTGTCTCAGCGACCTGAACCCGCGGTGGCGGCACACCGACCCGAACGACTGGGGCCACGGCCACGACATCCAGTTCGTTGCCCGGTCGGAGCTCTTCAACCACGTCCACATCCCGATCATCGACGGCGTCTCGCTGCTGCCGGAGGTGATGCGTGGCGGACCGCGCACGGCACCGCCGGCGCCGAGTGCGTGGGCCAACCGGAAGGCCGGCCTCGAGGCCGCGCGCGACTTCCTCGACCAAACCCTGCAGAAAATCCACTAGGAGACGCCATGGCGTGGACCGACATCGACGACGCGATGAAGCAGAAGCGCTGCCAGCGGCCGAAGGGCGGACTCACGATCGTCGAGATCGCCGCGAAATACCAGTGGACCGAGAACCACGCGCGCCGGGTGGTGAAGGAAGCGATCACGAACGGGCAGGCTGAGCAAGTCGACGGGTGGAAGAAGATCCACACCGGGCGGCTGTGCCGCGAGGTCTACTACGTGATGATCGACGAGAAGGGCAAGGCGAAGAAGTAGCGGCGCTACGCGTCCGGCACCAGACGGATGGTGACCGTGTAGTAGGTCGGCGGGTCTCCCGCGTGCATGGGTATCGTCCAGTACCAGATCAGCAGCCAGCGCCCCGGCGTCAGCCCTGGACACCAGCGCTGCGCTTCTTCGAGCGTCATCTCCGTGTGCAGCTTGGTGTGCTGGTCGTAGCCCCAGCGATCGTCGATGATGTCCACGCAGATCGGCAGGGGCGTCGTGCGCAGCTCGTAGAGGGTGGGGGCGGGCGGGAGGTCGGAGGAGGGCATCGCGACCCCCGAAGCCTAGTAGGAATCGCCGCGCTTGTCGATCCAGAGAACCGAGATCACCACCAGCACGTTGCCAACCAGCTGGAAGCCCACCCGGTAGCTACCGACCCGCAGGCGTCGTACCGGTTTGCCGTCGTGCTTCACGTCTCGGAGCAGCGAGACATCGCCGTCGCTCGGGTCGCACTGCAGCTTGTACAAGGCGTGCCCGATGGCGCCGCGAACCGGTGCTTCAGCGGAAGCGAGCCAATGTTGAGCTTGCGTGGCGAAGATGACCTTGTGGCGGATCATCCGAAGATCTTGTTCAGGTCACGGGCGTCCTCGACCACCAACCACTTCTTGCCCTTCATGCGCTTGAGCTCGCGGAGGCAGTTCTTGCCCAGCTCCTCGTCGAGCTCGTCCTCGGTCGGCGGACGGAGCACCGCCACCAGGCGGCCGTGCTTGGTGAGGCGGACGGACTGGCCCTGGCTGACGCGGCGCAGGCTGCGGGGGATGGCCTTGCGGAATTCGGCGACTGCAGGCATGAGGTGCTCCTGCGAGTTTTGTACGTTGGTACGCGGGTAAGTCAACCGACGTCAAAAAGGTGGGTCCGTATCATCGTCGACCGGCGCCGCCGGCCGCCCCGCCACCCCCTCAGCCCGCTTGAACCGGTAG